ACTAATGATGCAGGTGGTGCCGTACCGTTTGAAGGCAAGATAGGAGACAAGAGAGTTATTATCACAAGAGTTTTCTATAAATCACCAAGAGCCATGTGGAGATTCTATGGTTATTATGGTGGAATTAGCGTGGTTGGAAACTATGGTACTTATGGACAATTCTCTGATGATTCAACGTTTGAAATTGTTCCTACATGGCAGAACAAGCTTCAGGCAATTATGTATGAAGATTCTATCGATACCAGAACATCTCATTATTCTTTTGAGATTAAGGACAATAAACTCAGATTATTCCCTAGGCCAGATCAATATGGCTTCGGAGATGGTTTGGATGATCGTATTTGGGTTGAGTTTTATGTAGACCAAGGAGATGCTTGGGAAAAAAATGATAGATATGATGATGGTGTTAACGGCATTAATAATATGAACTCGTTGCCATTTGACAATGTTCCATATGAAAACATTAACGCAATTGGTAAACAGTGGATTAGAAACTATGGACTTGCTCTCTGTAAAGAAATGCTAGGCCAAATTCGTGGTAAGTTTACCACAATGCCGATCCCTGGAGAGAGTGTAACTCTAAATCATTCTGAGTTACTATCTCAAGCAAAAGATGAGCAAGAAAAACTAAAGACTCAACTTATGGAAATGCTTGATAAGATGAAGTATGTTGACTTGGCAAAGAATGACCAAGAAATGACTGACGCAGCAGCTGCTGCTTTAAGAAATTCACCTCTACCAATCTTTGTAGGATAATTTTTAAATGGCTGACAACAAGTGGAATAGACCCGAGGCTCCCCCTCCTCCGCTCTTCTTCGGCAAGAAGGAGCGCGATTTAGTCAAACAAGTTAATGATGAACTAATTGAGAAGGTAATTGGTCAACAAATTCTTTATTATCCTATTGATTTAGAGACAACAAAGTTTCATGATCTATATGGTGAGGCTATTGAGAAAACCTTCTTACCACCCATTAGAGTTTACGCACTTGTTGAGTTTACAAGTTTTTCTACAAAATATATGGAAGGGGTGGGTATTGATTCAGAGTCAGAAATTGAAGTGCATTTCCACAAGCGCCGCCTAGAAGAAGATCAAGATCTATTTGTTCGCGAGGGAGACTTTGTTTTATATGGCGATAAGTATTATGAGATAGTGATCTTAAGTAAGCCTAAGAATCTATTTGGACAAGTGCAGCACTCTTTCGAGATTGCCGCTAAGTGCCGTAAAGCAAGAAAGGGCCTTTTCGATGCCACATGATATTAACTTTGATTTTGCACAAATACCCGCAGGAACAAAACTAAAACTAAAAGATATAGGAATGTTGTCCTCCACCATTGAGGATATTGATGCTGCTATACTAGATTATTTAAAAGAAGATCTAGAGCTAAATGCAACAACAAATGAGGGGTGGAAAACAGTACCTATATTTTGGCAAACACCGGAAAGAGCTTTTCAAATTAAAAACAATAAATCGTTAAGAGATGAATCAGGGGCCATTATCTTACCTGCCATCAGTGTTGAGAGAACAGGCATAGTAAAAGATCCCAATAGGAAAGGCGGCTTTCAGGCTAATAGGTTTTCCGTAGATAAAGATGGAAGAGCAGGCCGAATGGTTATAGCAAAAGAGATAGTTCAAGATAAAACAAGAAACTATGCCGTTGTTAACAACACAAGAAGAGACAACTTTACAAGTGGGAAGAACCAAAGATTTTTCCCAAGAATAAATAAAAAGATAATTGTCCGTACTCTATCAGTGCCTATTCCTGTTTATATTAATGTTGATTATAAGATAACACTTAAAACAGAATACCAGCAACAAATGAATGAGCTTCTTACTCCATTTATGACCCGCACTGGACAAATCAACTCATTTGTTCTTAGAAGGAATGGCCATCTGTATGAAGTGTTTATCGATCA